GCCATTTCAGGCTTACACCTCTTTCCCGGGCTAGAAGCCCGGTACGGTTCTCGATTTAGTGAAATACACCTAGTCGAGTTGTGTAGACCAATCTCCTCGTATATCCGTTAGACCCTCGTATTACGAACGGGTCGCACGGGCCTTCGCCAGACATGCCGCTATATGTGGCATAAAAGGGAAGAAGGGCGTCACCAGAAAGAGGTAGTAAATCTCTCTTAGGTAACAGCATATAAGTACGAAAGTAACCTCCACTCCAACCACATCTTTTAACTCTACGATTCCTCAGGAGGATCCAGCTACCTATTAGGTGGCCATCACCATAACCGTCAGGACCATAAAGTCTAAGTCTACTTCTAGTGTAAGCTAGGCAAATCGAGGCAATTTCTTGCTCGCCATGCCGCACGCACCAGTTGTGGAACGAATAAAGGACTTGATCCGATAAAACTTTCTTAAGGTAATACGGACGGAGATCGAAACCAAGGAAATAATCGGCGCCACAGCTCTCTCGAAGAGGGCCATGACAAAACGATTTCTGTGAGTTCACTTCGAAACCACAGTAAGAAAGTGTTCGAACAGCTAGATCGTAGCAATTCGTAGGGATGATAAGATCATCCCCATAGACGCCGATAATGGCATCCTGACACTCACCAATTTCCCCTACCTGACGCATATAGGCAACAACACCACTCATCAAACCAAAGAATATTAAACTCTCTAATTCAAAAGTGTAGCCGTTTCCCATTGAGGACCACTTCTCAAGCTTGAGAAGAGACCCCTCGCACTCCACCTCTCCTGTTCGACAAGACGAAAGTAAATCCGCCCAGGGAACAGGTAAAAGACGAAGCACTAAGCCGATACTAACTGTATCACTCGCAGACTGGAGGTCGATAGTGGCTAGAGAGCCATCACGACTACCGATATCTGCAAGTGCTTGGTTTCTCGACTGGTCAGTAAGATTAACCCCGAACTTTAAAAGACGCTGCTTAAGGAATGTCCCGATCCCTTTTTGGAAGAGGGAATTAAGGACGGGTTCCACGCAGATAGATCGAAAAGTCTTGGAGTTTTTTGGTACGAAGTCTAGACGACCTGGAGAGATCTCGACGGGCACACTGGATATGTCATCGACACACCAGTCACTGCACGCGTCAACCCAAAGGGGAAATTCTGCTAAGAATTCACCCGCAACAGGAAGCATTTCTTCGCTACACACCATTCTGGCCGATAGCTTACGACGTGCGTTAGCCACCGAACCTTTGACGTTAGTCGTCGCACCCGGTCCAAAGAGGAATTTAAGTCGGTCAAGAGACGGAACATCGCCCAAAACTTCAGCTATTTTTAAATTGGCATAGTGTAATACTGCGCCAACATCCCTTGTGGGAAGCTGGAATTCCAAACGACGATTCGTCTCAAGACAACTCCTCTCTGCTTTAAGGAAGGTCATTATTGCTGATTTCCGTTTGTCATAACCCAACTCTAGAAACTCTTGCTTGGAAACAAGAGCCGCTATTTGTCGAGCGTAACAATAGTCTTCAACCGTATAACCCTGCTCATAGTCGAATTCGTATTCAACTACTTCGCGTAAGAGATTACTCTGAACCAGATTATTTAAATACTGGGAGAGATCTCCTCCACGAGAAGCGCAGACCGAAGAAACATCACGTATGAATTTAATATGTTCATCACGCGACCGAAGCTTTGTCCATAACATAAAACACCTACTTATAGTGAAATATATCGGGGCCCCCGAACTAACTAGTTCGGAAGGACAATGTTTGTAAACAGGAGCGGAAAGACTAGCGTGGAATTCTTCCACGCATCACCGGAAGCAGTGTTCGCGAGAACACCAGTTGCCGTTGTACTCGACGCACCCTGAATCAAACCCATTATCAACTTCAAACCATTTGCGCGATCCGCAGTTGTTGACCGACCGTCGGCGAACATCGTAAAGATGAACGTATCGACATAGGCCACCTTCGGCGGAGCAACGTAACCGGCAGAAGTTCCTGAAGCTCCGAGGGTCTCCATAACGGGGACTTCCAACTTTGCAGTTACTTTTACCGCCCCTGACTTAACCACTTCCTCGCTTGCCCACAATCGCATTTGTCCATCCAAAGGGACGGACGCAATGCTAGTGCGCCAATAAGGAATTGGGGTGTCCGTGACGGGTAGAAAGGTCAACTCGACAGGAGTTGCTGCATCATCTTTGACAAGAATGTTTGTCATTGCGCTCATTTTGAGCCTCCACTTGGAATTAAAGTAAAGTTAAGAATTAAGAACGAAGTCGCTGATGGACCAACGCCACCGCAGAAAATAATCTCCTCGGTGATAACGCTGTGGGAATTGACCTGAAAGTAGGTCTCTGAACTGGAATGGAATCTAGTAGGACTCTTTCAAGCGCGATTGCATACTCAATACGACGAGCGCCCTGATACCAGGGGGGCTCTCCATGTATCGGACCAGGGTCAAAGTTGACCTTGCCCATTCGTGCAGAATACCGAACGAACGTCGTAGCCATAACACTCGCATCAAGAAATGGCAAAATTGCCAAATTCTCGAAGTAAGTGCCGATCGGCAGAAACCAATCAACTACAAATGAGTATGGAATAATCTCCCAGGCCACAGATAAAGGATCAAACAAGCCTAACGAACGTGACGTACTGATTTGCTCTCGGAGTTCACAAACGTACCGTTTGTGAGCAACAAGGGTTCCAGGATAATCATATAAGAAGGGCGAGTTCGAAAAATCTTCCTCTGGGTACTGGTGCTTTCCCGACACCTTAATTATGGATTGTCTCGACACCTGAGTACTTGCATAGGCTTCAGCAGCCGCAGCTGTATCAGATAAGAGAGGCAACCATCCATATTGGAGCTCCAGCCACTTTCCACCGATATCCCATTGTTTTTTACGGGACTTCGGGGGACGTGTGGCCCCTAGCTCCTCTGCGGCTTGAGCAAAACGCCCATGCTTCAGAAAGATGAGGGCTCGACCAATCTTACGGACATTAGAGACAGCCAAATCCAAGGTCATTTTTCCTTGGGCGATATTAACCGCAAGGTTAAAATCGTGTGTCTTTATGGCTTTCACAAGTTTCGATTGAAGCTTGAGCTCGTCTGAGGTTGTCCACCTCGTCAGAGACGCAGAACCGTTACCACCAACCGGAGAGGTTGTGTTACCGATTTGTACGCTTTGATGCGATAGCTGGAGAGAATAAAAATTCCTCTTCAAAGCTACAACACCGCCTCTAATTTCATATTTACCATCGGCACCGGACCACACTTTATGCGTGGATTCTCCGAAAGTCGGATATCCGTGACCGAAAGAAATACTACCCGTTGTCATATAATCACCTTAAGGAGGTAATCGGGGGAGGAAACCCCACCATAAACTACGTGATCAGAGCTGAGGATAATTACCTCAGATGCTTCGAAAGCGAAGCGGATCAATGCAGAGACACAACGTGCTTTGTAAAAAAGGAGGTCGAGGTCCAACCATCCACTGGATCCTAGAAGCTGAAGAATCGCAAGAAGCGATGTCCCAGCGACTGAGACAGAGATGATCTTTGAACGACGCTTTTTTACTGACATGAAAGTCTCCTGTAGTTTAAGATAGCACCTGGTTGAGAAACCAAGGGTCTGTTGACAAAACAGACGACAGCACCGCCGTGAGGCG